TCCAGCAACAGCAATTTCTCTTTCTAATTTTTGAGTTTCAACAACGTTTCCAGCTGGGTTTGGTGTTGCTGGTATTACTGCTTTTGTTAAAATACTATCTTCATAAAGATATGAAAGACCATTTTCACTAAAAATCTGTTTGCTAGTTGCTTCCATTGCTCCGCCAGAATAATATAGATGGTCTGAATAAAATTTAATATTAGTAAAAGAAGGAACTATACTTCCATCACCAGCAAAACCACTTGTAAAACAACAAATATCTCCAACAGAGTTTTGGGCTGCGGTTTGTTTATTTAAAATAAGTCTTATATAAACGTGTTCTTTCATAGCAAAAAGAGGCAATTGTCTGCTTCTCATAAAAGGGACTAAAGTAGAAAGAGGAATGCTAAAAACTGGTGTTGTATCATCATTAGCAGTTGGTTTAAGATGTGCTGGAATAACAGCTCTAGCTGAATTATCAATCGCAAATGTATTATAAATTAAATCTTGTGGAATAATACGACCAGTGGTATCATCAACTTCACTGTATCTATCTCCAGAATTACCAGTTTTTACACTTTCTACAAAAGCTCTGTGTTCTGGAACTTCAAATTGACGTATCATAGTTTGATAATGTGGAAAGTCGTCTAATGAAGCAATCACTTTTGAACCAACTAGAAGTTGAGCTGATTTAACAAGACCAAGTACACCAGTTTGTAATGGAAAATATGCTTGATTTACACCAGTTGCTGTTTTAACTGCTAGTGAAACAAAAGAACCACCATCTAAAATTCCATTTTTCGGAACTTGAAAAACAATTTCGTCATTGGATTGTGTTATTGGTTCTAATACTTCAGTTTTTATTTCCATATTTTCAATAGTTGGTAAAGTTTGAACTTTAAGAATATCGGGTAATTGATTAGCCATATTTATTTATATGATTATAAGATATATATTTTTTTTTAATATTTTAAACTTTTTTTAAAAAAGTTTTATCAAAAATTATACTTTTTAGAAAAAAGTATTAACAAAAAATTACAATATATAAAAAAAGAAAAATTAAAAGTAGTTTAATGTTCCCAAATCTCTGAAAATAATTAAAAGATAATTTGAGATTTGGGAACATAATTTTTGATAAAACTTTTTTCTAAAAAGTTTAAAAGTATTTTAATTTTGAATCATAATTCCATTTGGAGAATATACTAGATTATTTTTTGAAAGAACAAAGGTATAAACAGCATTCGGAGAATTACCATCCAAAGTTGATTGGATTCTTGAAGCATAAGATTGACCTTTGAAATTAACACCAACATCTGAAACTCTATCCATTGCTAGACCAATTCCGAAATTTCTTTTAGCATCGGCTTCAACACCAGCAGACAAACCCAATTCAGCATTACCAGCAGTGTTTTGTGATTTGCGATTAGATTGATCTGGTCGTAAATCATTACCACCAACACCAAGCAGAAGTAATCTGTTTAAGAATCTACTTGCTGTATCAAATGGTTGGAAAGCATTTAGATAATTAAGCATTACTTGAGTTTCTGGATTTCCATCTTCACTTTGTGTTTTACAATCCATTTCGTAGTCTAAACCGAGTTTCAAACCACCTCTTGAGAATGATACTTTATTTAATACAACTGGTTGGTTGTAATTACCACCACCATCTCTATTTTTTAATTCATCATTTGTAAAACCATCTTGTGTATAATTATTAGCACTGTTAACTGGAGCAAAAGTATGAAATAAAGAAAGCACTTGTGAATTAGCTAAATTATATGTCTGTGTGCTATCATTACTATTTATTACAGAATATAATGATGAGTAAGAATTATATTGGAATGAACCACTACCAGCAACTGATAATTGAGCCATACCTTTTTCATCTGGAACAAGTAAATCACCAGAAAGACTAACGTTTTTTAATTGAAAAAATGCTCCCCCCGCATCACCAGCATTTCCTCCAGAAAGCACGTTTTGGTCGGATGAAAGTTCTAGTTGAATTTTCAAACCATTTACACCATTTGCTGAAAGAGGAATAGGATTTCCTCCCATCATCATACCACAATAAAGAGGAATTGAAAAATCGACTTCATTAGAGGTCAAATTACCACTAGAACCATTAACACCAGTTAGAAGGGCTACATTTGATTTTTCATTAGCCATATCTTGTTCGCTATGTGTGCTTGAAAGAAGTGCTGAAACAAGTCTTCCATATTGTCTAATTGATTCTAGTGATTGATTAGTTGTCTCACTAGACAAAACAACATTTTGGAAACAAGAATGAACTCCAACACGAGATGATAATCTAATATCACTTGCGGCTGAACCAGATTTAACTGTATTTGTATTTGGTAGAACACCAGCGGATGAATTTAATCTTAATGTTCCATTAATTCTTACACTAGAAGGTTTAAGAAATTTTGCTTGTGCTGGAACACTTAAAGTAATGATTGGATTACCACCTCTAAAACTGTATGTATTATCAGCTGGTTGATTAGATGGTAATATTTCAAATTTTTCAACAGATGCTATCGAACTCATTTTTTTTATATAGTTTTATAATATATATTTTTTTTTATAATTTTAAACTTTTTTTATACTTTTTAGAAAAAAGTATTATCAAAAAATTAAAATATAAAAATACTTTTTAAAAAAAAAAAGAAAAATGTTCCCAAATCTCTGAAAATAATTAAAAGATATTTTGAGAAACGGGAACATAATTTTTGATTATAATTTAGTTCATAACCATAACACCGTTTTTGTTAATAGTTATTCTCCTTAAATGATATACATAATTATTTAATAGTTTTTGTTGTGTTGCTGTTGAACTATAATCAATTCTTATTGAAAGTGATTGTTCTGATAAATCCATAATTTGTCCGTATTTAGTTAAACTTCTTGCTACACAGAAATTATCTTTTACATTGTTAAGATTTCTAACCTTTTCACCAACATTAACAATAGCTTTTTGAAGTTCTGATAGATGTAATGCTTCTACACCATTATTGTGGATTCTTGTAAGTGGAGCAAGTCTTGAAGGATAGTGTTGAGTCCCATATACCCATTCATAATTTTTTGCTCCATCGTGATTACCGGTTAAACTGTGTCCGTATAAAGAACGACTAGAAAAGGCTGTTGTAGATAGTGGTTGAGAGAATAATGCTTTTGCTCTAGAAACATTAGTTGGTATTGAAGCTTGAACTAATCCTTGTGAATTTGCTTGATTATGTCTGTGTAATTCATATGTTAAAATATCTAGTGAAACACCTTTTTCACTTTGAGATGCTTTTAACAAACCAGCAACATAATTTGGAGGTGGTTGAACTGATTGAACTATCATTTCAATATTACTTAATTCATATGTTGGTGCTAATTGTCTTCCATTTTTAACATTACCCGCTCCATCACCAAGAAGATAATATGAATAAGCTGTTTCTCTATCATTAATTCTAATATTTAATATTGAGTTAGTATTGTGATTGTGTGCGAGACCAACACCAGTATTCCTTAAGGGAATATAAGAAATACCAAGACTATTTGGATTATTAGTAGAGTGTGTAAAAAATCCAACAACAGTTCCCAACACTTCTTCATTACCAGCACCAGAATGAGTTCCAGCATCACGCACATATAATATATCATTTATAGCAAAAGGATTGTCGTTAGCCAAATAAGATGTTTCCACACTAAAAAGAGTATTTGCTGCTCTATCTTCATCACCAGCTGTTTTATTTGCTGAAACCATAGTGGCTTCAAAACCAGTTGTTGGATGTGTTTGAGTTGTATCACCTCTTTTATCTAATATACGACATCCACGTAGGAATTCCTCAGTTTCTATCTCAATTCTTAATCCATTCATAGCAGATACTGGAAGAATATTTCCTTGAGAAAATAAACCACATTTAAGAGGTGTTTGAACCATAACTTTTTTAGCAACTTTTACAGTAGTATCTGGATTAGCGGCACTCGCACTGTTAACCGTTCTTTGTTTATAAAATAAAGATTCATCATTATTTGATGAACCAACAGTTCTTTGTTCGCCACTAAATAATTCTGCTTTATGATGAAGTGATGGTTGTTTAACATAATTATTAAGCAAAGCACAATTGGCGTTGTAATCTTCAGACATTTCAAGAGTTGTTTGATTATTACCATCTCTTAGCAATACATTACGAAACAATGCGTGAATACCACCAGCATCTGGGTCTGGAACAACTTGACCCCGACAATTTTTCATTTGAACTTCACATTTAAAATATGTTTGATTTGGGTCAATAAAACCAATAAATGATGGGATATTAATTCTAATTTGGTCTGATTCTCCAACACTAGAAACAACATCTGGTTTTATAGCAACTGACTTTGAGGGAATATATTGATTTGGTTCGTTAGCTCTAAACATTTTAATAATTATTATATTTATTAATATATATTTATTTTTTTGATTTTACTTTTTTTTAAAAAGTATAAATAAACAAAAAGATAAAAAAAAATCATTATGTATAATATGAACTTTTTAAAAAAAAGTTTTATCAAAAAAAAAGTTAAACAATTTCAATTGATTCACTAATTAAATTATTTTCAGCAAATTGTGAAAGATAATCTCTTAGTGATTCAATAAGAATTGTAATTTCATTAACTCTTAAATCTCCAATATCTTGATACATCATATCAATTAATCTTACAATTCCATAGCAAGAAATCATTTGTTTTTTAAATTCTAGTAATGTTTCTTTAATTTTTTCATTTTCCTTTTCTCTTTTTTCATTTAGTTCTTTTAATTGTTCCATTGCTTCTAAATACATTTGGGAACTATCCATTGAATCACTATCCATATTAAAAGTATCCATTCTATATAATATAATACAATATTTTTATTATATTAATATAGCACAAATGTAAATTAAAAAGAAGTTAAAGAAGCGGCTTGTTCTGCGGCTGTATCAATAGAAGGAACACCAAGTGAATATTTTTGTGTTAATTCTTGTGTTGGATTATATGTGCTTGTTGCTGGAGTGGCTACTACTGGTGCTGATTTACGTTTTTTATGAAATAAATGATAAATACCTTCACCGACTGAAATTGCGCCCGCTAATGCTAAACCAATTTCCCCAACAACTGGTATACCAGCCATAACAGTATCGGCAATACCCAATTCAGCACCTTCTGAAACAGCTGTTCTAGTTGCTATTCTTTCACCAACATTTTCGGCTATATCACCAACAGTGTTATCACCAGATAATTCTGGAACATTTCTAGTTGGTATTTCTGGTGTTTCTGTTCCCATTGGAGGTTCTGCTCGTGGTTGATATTCAACAATTTCTGGAGCATCTGGTCTCAATTCTCCTTCACCAGTTAAAGGTGTTTGTGATTTATCTAGTAATTCTTGTGATTGAATTGTGGTTGAAGGACGAGCTAAACCACCAGTTAATTGAGTTGGTTCAACGTAAGATTCACCAAGTCCAGAATCACCAAGGTTTCTTTCTGGTAGTTTAAAATCTTCAAATCCTCTGTATTCATTTCCTTGAGGCATTAAATCTCTTGCTACACCTTCTTCTGTATTAAATAAACTTGTTCGTGGTTCTGCTCCACCTTCTAAAAATCCACTAGCTTCTATTTCTGGTCTTACTTCAAATTCACCAACATCTTCAAGTGGGTCTTCAAGTTGTGGTTTTGGTCTATCTGGAAACAGTTGTTCGAATTTATCCGGTGTTGTATCAAATTCTTGAAATGAAAATGGCTCGTCTTCTTCTACTACTGGTTGAGCTTGTGTTGTTTGTGGTTCTGTATCTAAATTTGTTAATGGTTGAGAATCAACAACATCGTCTTCTTCATTTAACGGTAATTTGCTATCTTCTTCACCAAATCCTTTTAATTCTGTTGAAGATTGGTCTGTTTCTTCCTCATTGTTTACCAATTTTTGTTTTTGTGCTTCTTCTACTTGTGCTTTAGTTTTGTTATATATTGTTCTAATTTTTCCAAGACCAGTTGCTATTCCCTTCAATCCCATAGCACCAGCTAATTCACCAACACCACCTTCAGCAAGTGTTTGATATTTTTGTGTGTATTCATCAGCCATTTTTTGCCATTTTGCTGTAGCAGTTTGTTGAGTATCTTCTAAAGCATCTACAATACTAGAAGTTTGTTGTTGTTGATATTGTCTTATTGTATCCGTTATCCTTTCGGCATTGCTTCCGTAATCCATACTTTTTAACAAAAAGTATTATCAAAAACTTATATATATTCTTATACATATTTTTAATTTTCAAGTAATAATTTTTGATAATTTCTGATTTTACTTTTTCTAAAAAAGTATTTTTAATAACCAAACATAGAACTATATTCACCAAATTCATTTGATGGTTGTTGTAAAATTGGGACATTATCAACTTTTTCTTTTACACTAGAAATATTATTTCTTTGTTTATATTCTTGTTCTAATTTCTTTCTGATTCTTTCTTCAATAACTAATTCTTTTTTTCTTTCAATTTCTGCTTTTTTCCTTTTTTCTTCTTCTATTCTTATCATCATTTTATTAAATTTATCCATATACTTTACCCATTTATCAAATTCTTTATTTTCCATATTCAAAATTTCTTCATCTGTTAGTTCTTTTGGTTTTTCCATTTTTTGTTCTGCTTTTGAAACAATATCTGTTTTTTCCATTTGTGCTTCTAGTTTTGCTTTTTGTTTTTCGGCTCTTTTTAATCTCATATTTTCAAGGTGTAATCGTTGCTTTTCAGTTAAAGGTTTTTTTCCTTTAATTTTTTTAACTGGTTTTGTTTCTAGTTGTTGTTCTTCTTTATCTTCAACATTTTGTATTGAATTTGGTGGTGGTGGTTTGTATGTAGCCCTTTTTGGTTCTTGAATAAATGGTGAAGATTTTAAATCTTCAATTTCTGAATCTTTTTTAATAATTCCTTCATTTGCGATAATTTCTAAATCAGCTTGAAATTCAGCATCGCTTTTAGTGAGATGTTCGTCAGTATCGACTTCAAATTGTAATAATTTACTCGGCATAATATAACATAAATACAGAAATTAATTTTTCTATTTTTTCTCTAACAATTTTATATTTATGATAATTTAATATAAATGTTCCCAAATTGACAAAAATAATGAAAAGAAAATTTGAGATTTGGGAACACGAACAATTTGCTCCAAAATGTCTAATCGCTAGTTATTTCATCTTGTTCTTCTTCTAGTGGATTATTATTATTTTTGTTTGTTTTTTTATAACTTTGTGTTAGCATTTTCTTTTCTTGTTTAAAAGAAATTGGTGCTTCATATAATAATCTGTTAAAATTTGAATATGCTTTTGGTTTATTATTTTTTCCAGTAAATCCATATAAGTCCAAATATAAAAAACCATAAGGAATTGATGTTGCTTGTGAAAATAATTCTTTGAATTTTTCAACACCATATGTTCCACCATATTCTTCAGATAGTTGTTCTACTTGTTTTTGATTACTATTTTGAGATAATATAACATAATTAGCACTTGCTCGTACAACTGGTGGTAAATATTTCATCATCTGTGTATTATATAACAATAATCCAATATTATGATGTCGATAAGATGTTGCTATCTTAAACATTAAACTATTCTTGTTTACATTTGGAAATGCTATAAAATCATCAAAAATTAAAGCAATCTTTGGTCTTTGATGCTTTGGGATACTATCTTGATAATCAATAATGCCTTGAAGATGAGAATCATTATATTCACTATAAATTGTATCTCCATATTCATCATATAAAAATCGAGCAGTATCATCACCATTACTCATTGTGCTTGAATATATATATATTTGGTCGAATTTTCCAGCATAAAAATTTGGATTTTGTAAATAATTTACTAATCTTAATGTTTTACCACTTCTTGGTTTTGCTACATCTATTACACAACTACCTTTATTAACATCCATCAAATTTTCGTGATGTTTTATTTTTCTCTCAATTGGTCTTGGTTTAACTGGGAGTATAGTTAAATCATCTATATACTCTTTATCATTTCCATATTCGTCCATACTTTTTAGAAAAAAGTATTATCAAAAATTATATATATATTATATACATATTTTTTTGTCTATACTTTTTTTCTAAAAAAGTGTGTTTTTTTTATAGATTTTTTATCTATGTATATAAATATATAAAATGTTAGATTTAGATCAAAAAAAAAAAGACTTTCAATATGGTTTTAAGAATGAATTAACTATAATTAGACAATTAAAAAATGTCTTTAATAATATTGAAAAAAATGATGACCGATATAATCATTTTGATTATAGAGATGATAAATTTAAAATTGATATTGAATTGAAAACTAGAAGAATTTATAAAGGACAATATAATACAATTATTTTTGCTGAATGTAAATTAGAAGAAGGTAGAAGGAAAATGAAAGAAGGTATTAGTGAAAGAGTTATTTATTGCTTTAATTTTGATACCAAAGATAAAAAATCAAAAGAATTATGGTATTGGGAAGATGATGGTGTATGTGAAGTAGATGTCGGTATTCTTGGTAATTATAAAAGAGGTGATAGTGGTAAAAGATGTATCCATATAAAATGTGATGATTTAAAATTATTTTCAAAAGAAAATCTACTAGAATAATAAAAAAAATGAAAAAGAAAATTGGTAAATATACTTACGAAAAATCAACTAATCCAAAAAAGAAATTAATGGTTAAAGTCAATAACAGAACAATTCATTTTGGTTCTCGTAATATGGAACACTTTAAAGATAAAACTGGTATATGGAAAAGTAAAGACCATAATGACCCGAAAAGAAGAAAAAACTTTTTAACTAGAAGTAGTGGTATAAAAGATAAAAATGGTAATTTAACTAAAGATGACCCCACTAAAGCAAATTATCACGCACGAAGAATTTTATGGTAATGTTTTTTTATTTTTTTGAATATTTACTTTGTGTATCAACACTGTGAAGCATCTTATCTGCTGTTTCCTTTTTACTATCATTTACTTCAACTGGATGCTTTTCAGATATATAAATATGACGTAATAAATTAGCTGTAATTCTTTTACCAGTTGGTTCAAAAACTCTTATAATGAATTTAGATAATTGATTTGAAGTCATTGGTTTACCTCTAGTATCTATTAAAAGATAATCTGTCTCATTATATTTTAACCAAATATTAAGAACACTGTTTAAAATTTTACCAACTGGTATTTTTTTAATTCCATATGTTTTTTTTGATTTATATGTTCCAAAATGAAATAATTTATTTGTTCTAGATTTTACAACTAGATAATTATTTGATTCAAGTTCTTCTTCTGATAAATTTTTATATTCACTTTCTTTTAACATTTTCATTGAACCATAATCGAGTCTGATTGGTGGATTATCATCGTGTAAGTATAAATTAGCAACAACCCATTTTTGTAATATATCTAGTTGTCTTTTACTTAGTTTGTCTTTTTTAAATACATCTCTATCAATTAAATCTGCTTTATATGAATTCATAACTCTTTTTAATGCTTTCATACTAACCCAATTTTTGTTTTGGTCTTCTGTCTTTTCATTTTTATCTAGTTGTTTGTAATATTCTTTATTTAATGAATCTAATACATCTCTATATTCTTTTAGTTCTTTTTCATATTTTTTATCATCTACAGCATCTAGTGAAACAATTATTGAACTTAAATAATTTTTTTGTGTATTTGGTTTTAAATCTTTTATAGCATCTAGAACCTTTTTTTCATCTTTTAAAAAATCTAAATTCTTTATATTTACTACATCATTATCATTATCAAATATAGCATTATGTAATTTTTTAATACTTATGGTGTAAGCTTTTAAACTGTTGGCTTTTATATTCCTTTTTTCATCAATTTTTTTTGATAACCACTCCATTATACTTTTAAACTTTTTAAAAAAAAGTTTTATCAAAAACTTAGTTATATATATAAATATAACATTTTAATTTTAAATTTTATACATAAATATATGTTCCAATATTGATAAAAATAATTAAAAGATAATTTGAGATTTGGGAACATTAAACTACTTTTAATTTTTCTTTTTTTATATTTTAATTTTTTGTTAATACTTTTTTCTAAAAAGTATAAAAGTATATTTTTTAGTTTAAGAAAAAAATATTATTATACAGTAAAGAGCAAAATGTCTAATTCTATAAAGTGCGATTTTCAGCAAATGAAAAATAATATAT